TTGGGTAAGACCTGACAGCGGTTTTGCATTTGCGATACTGCAAAGTACATCATTTGCAAAATCTGCAACCTGTGAATCATCAAGGATAAATGCCCCGGCTGATGTGTCATAAAGTGAACCTTCAAATGCTGAAAGATAAATCTTTTCATTTTCGTTGCCATTCTCAACAAATGCCGGATGCAGCTTGAACCCCGCCTTTGGTGTATCAGAAACATAATATCTGACTTTTCTTGTGATGCCGCCCTTTTTCTTCTTTTCAATTTCAAGGGGAACAACCTTGTAATAAAACTTTGGCTGTTCAACCATGACCTGAACGATTGTCCCGGATGCAAACTGTAAAGAAGTATCAGGCGTTGTTGTTCCTGATGGGTTGCGGTCAATAGCCTGTGTCAATTTTCCTGTGGTTGAAAATCCCGCTTCACCATAATAGGCGGCAACCCTACCATCATCTGTCAGGTTGCAGCGTTTTCTTCCACCAAAGCAGTTGATTCCATCAAACCCTTCCCCCGGTGTGCGATTTACTGCCCCGGCAAGGCGTGTGAATTTCTTGTTTTTGAAATCAACTTCAACACCGTAAATGTCACCGTCAGTATAACCAACAAAGGCTTTCAGGTCTGCAATTTCATCTTCAAGTTCCTGAATGTCACCGATTGTTGCATATGCCCCCGGTGATACTTCCAGTGATACGCTGTCAGCGTTCCCAACTGTGGTATAAAACTGAATATATGCAGCCGACACCGTAACATTGTTATATGGCGGCATATAACAGTTACCTGTGGTTTCGATACAAGCCGCATACAGGATTTCACCCTTGTCAGGGTCAACCGCATATAACCCCAGTGTTCGCATATAGTACCCGGTTGAAATATCCACATTTGAAAATGCGGCTTCAACCTTGATTGCAACATCATTTGTGCGTGACACCTTGGAAACAAGGGTTGTCTGTTTGATGTTGCTAAGTGCGGTCAAACTCTGTAACTGGGTTTCTGTGTACTGGGTTGCAGAAGAACAGATTTTTGTAAAATCAATATTTCCTGACCCGGCAATCATTTTTGCCATAAGAGCCTGACCATCGTTTGTGATGACCAATTTTGAATATTGTGCCATTTTCTTTCATCCTTTCTATGTTGTTTTTATTTCAATGAAATCCACCTGAACAACACCTGATGCAGCCTTTGCATCACCATCTGCCCTGAAAGTTTCATTAAAATCCTGTGAAATAGTTACCGCTGCGGTATCTGTAACAGCACCGCCAAAATTTGCAGTACCATAAACCGCCAAAGTTTCCTGACTGTCTGTTGTGATGTTCAGCATATCAGTCTGAACAGTTCCACCGCCAAAAGTGGCACTTCCTTCAATTCCAAACATTTCCCTGAAATCATTGGTAATGGTGAACTGATTTATAAAACAAATACCGCCACCAAAAAGAACAGCACCCTTTATATTGCAAGGGATGCTGTTCTGTGAATTTACAACAATATTTGCGGGTATCATAGTATTGATGATATGTTCAAGTTCTTCTACCTGACCAAACAATTCAAGGTCAGTTACCAGTGTCAGGGTGTACCCTTCTGAAAAATCCTTTGTCACCATGAAATCTGTATCACCACATAACACTGTAAGTTTTTGCAGCAATACTTTCATGGTGTATGGAATCATGTTGAACCATTTACTTTGAACCCTTGACCGTCTGCTTTCAAGGGTATCTTCATTAGAAGGGTATATTCCAAGCATATTTTCAAAGCGTGAAATTCCGTATTCATCGGCGGTTGCAATAAAACGGTTATACAGTACCCGGTCAACCGCTTTCCAAATAATCTGAAATTCCGGCTGTTCAGCGTTCAGTGCTGCAACAGGTTCTTTGTAAGTCTGCATAAATGACGGTAAATAATAATCAACAAAATCAACTTCCCTTATCATGCAGACACACCCCCTAATACTGGGATTTCATATTGTCCCAAAGTCAGGTTGCTTGTCTTTCCATTGATTTTTGTATTGGAAATATCAAGCACCCCTTTCACACCCAAGATGCGGGTTTCAACCTGTGACACCCTGACAATGCTTTGTGTACTGTTTGACCACGCCTGTCTTAATTCCAACAGATAGGTATTTACTGCATCTGCAATCAGGCTTTTTGTGTTTGACCAATTATAACCATCCTCAAAGGTCACTGTGGTTGTAACCTGTATTGTGACAGGCTTTGCAGATTCCACCTTGACCACATGACCAATAGGGGCAAGTCCATAACCTTCCCCGGCGTTTTCTTCCGGGTCAAGTGTGTCCTGAACTTTTTGAACCAATGTTGAACTTGCTTCACCGTAATCATCAGAATCCACAATACTGATGTAAACCGTACCGCCAACAGTCAGTTTCTTTGCAAGTGCTGCGGTATAAACAGTAGTAAGCCAAGCAGCAACCTTTTCATTAAGTGTTCCAACAATGCCTTTATACCATGTAATGACATCATCTGACGGTATCATTTCAGCGGGTCTTATATCACTGTTCCACACTCTCACCACTTTACAATCACCAACACCATCTATTGCCCTGACTTTTGCAAGGTAATCTGCATTATTGCCGCCAAAGGTCTGTTCATTGAAACTGTCAAAATACCGCTGTCTGAAAACCTCTGTATCTTCTTCATCTTCTCCCGGTATTAGCACTTCTGTCAGTTCAGCGGTTTCCAGTCCGTCAATATATTCCATTGGAATCATCTGACCTAAATACTGGTTTCCCACTTCTCCGACTGTTTCACATTGAACCTGATAATAACTTGCGTTGGAATCCTGTGATACCAGTTCCAACACCTTATAGTTAATTTCTCCGATGTTGAACCTTTGACCTGTCAGGTCAATTCCCGCCGGGGTGAATTTACCCAACAGAACAGCATTGGTTGCCGCTTCGGGTGAAAGTCCCCTGTCTGCCGCAAGTAAAATCAAAAATTCCCTTGCAGCGGTGTCACCATATGAATTTTTAATGAGTGTATCAAGTTCTATATACAAAATCTGTAATTCAATGGCGGTTGGACTGTGGGTGTCATAAATCGGTGAACTGGGTCTTTTGTCAAGGGAATCTGACACCCTTGCAAGCATACGCTCTAAAATCACATCATAGGTTTCATTTTCATACATTTAGATGTTCACCTCTCTTTCTGCTTTCAGATTTCCGTAAATGGTTTTGACTGTAAATGATGTATGCACCACACCTTTTTTACTTGTATCATGCTCAAAGTCTGTAACCTCTGAAATGCGTGAATCCACAAGCAAGGCTTCTGTAATTCTGCGTTCCAGTTCCGGGCATACCCATGTAACAGGTTCACCATACAGGTCAAGTGTTTCAATACCATACCACCAAGGATAAATGATGTATTGATACCGTTCTGTATTCAGGATGCGGAACACTGTTTGTTTCATAGCTTCCTGTTCATCAGTAAAGCCACGAATTGAATTACCATCCAAGTCCATTTTATATACTTTTGTTGGTTGTTCCTCAATTTCAAAATCCTGTTCTAAATATCCACTTGTTGAAGGTATCACGATGAACCACCCCCTATCCTGTCAATTACAACATATTTCTGACCTTCCTGTTGTCTTATCAATATGACTTCTTCACCCTTTTCAAGTGCATTGTGGAAAGTCATCTGTTTTGTTCCTTCAATGTCATGGTCATGTGATACTTCCTGATAATCAGTGTAAGCACTGGTTATCTTGTCCCCGGCATCGTCTGTGATATTGCTTAATTGATGCCTGTGCCTGATTTTTTCCTGTTCAGTTGACCATTGAACAGTTACCATTGAAGTGTATTCTGTTACATTCCGGGCAAGAATAAGCTGATTTTCACCAAGTACCATTTTCTGTTCAACATTGATTTTAAGTGGTGAAGCACTTTCCACTGTGCCAAAGTACACATTGACAGGCTTTGTTGATTCCACTGCTTCAAGTGCTGCCTTTTTTATTGTTTTGACCAATTCAACCGCATCAGGCAACGAACTCACCCCCTCTTAGTGTCAAATCCATCCAATGCTCACTTTCCTTGAAGGTGTGTTTGCATTTCTCCACAAGCATGAAGTTTTTCATTGATACATCCCCCAAGTCAAGGTTTACAAGTATCATTGAACCCGCCCTGACCCTGTTATCACCTATTGCATTTGTGATTTTCAGCTTGCGGGTCTTTTTGTTATAAAGAGAAAGAAGGGCATCCGCTTTTGATTGTCCGTTTTCCCCTTCTGACAGGGTATCAAAATATTGCAAAATACCCCATTTATTGATGTTGCTGCTATCCTGTGCAATATAAACTTCACGCTTTCCAGTATCATCATTGTCATAAGTTAGTTTTATTTTATTGTAAGTGTCATCATCTATGGATGATGAATATTCAAAGTTCTGACCTGTTTCTTCGTCAATACAAAGATACCCTGAACTACTGTCACCCACATACATATCACTGATGAATTTCAGTGTTAATTTTCCAAAGTCATCATACAGTACATACAGATTCCCCAAATTGGTCAATTCCAAATCAAGGGCATTTTCAATCATTTCAAACAGTGATGTGTTTTCCTCAACCCTTGATGCTATGGTGTAATTAGTAGAAGTCAGTGTTCCCACATTCAGGGCATAATCTGTTGCTATACTTTTTACAATTCCGGCTGCTGTGGTATTCTCAAAAATTTTTGTGTCCTTATTATTCAAATACCGCAACTGGTCATAAGCGGTGACAGTGATAATGTTCTTTTCCCTTGTTCGTGACTGTTTGAACACAAACCCATAGAAAATATTGTCACCGTCTACCCGCAATCTGACCGCTGACCCTTCGGAAAAATCAAGAATATCATCCTTCATAACCTTAAAGGTCAGCTTGCCGGGTGTGCTTCTGCGTTCTGTTGACCATTCAATACCTTCCTGAACTGCGGGTTGATACACCTTTGTTCCGGTTTCATTTGCAATCAGTAATTCAACATTCACTTCATCACACCCCTTTCTTTTTATGTTGCCGGGATGGTCAACACCTGTCCCGGATAAATCAGATTGGGATTGCTACCAATAACCGACTTGTTCGCATTGTAGATAACAGTGTACTTGCTACCGTTACCATAAAATTTCTTTGCGATATTCCAAAGACAATCACCTTTTACAACGGTATA